ATGAGTACAGAAAATAATATGGCGATCAGTGACACGAAGCTACGTTCTATCTATGGAAAACCATATTCCGGCCCATCTGAAATTACTGATTCTGATGGGCTTGGGATTCGTATAACCCCCAAAGGGGTTATCAGCTTTCAATTTCGGTTTCGCTGGGAGGGAAAGCAGAACCGAATGGGGCTGGGGCGCTACCCGGCGCTGACGCTACGCGAGGCTCGCAATATAGTTGCAGATTTGAGGGAGTCAGCAGATAAGGGCATTGATCCACGGTCGCTAACTGGCAACAACAAATCCCAGGATAAACCAACGGTAAAGGACTGCCTGGACTACTGGAAAGAGAATTATGTTGATGTGACCTTGAGGGAGAAAACGGTCGCACTTTATAAATCCACGGTTATAAAGCAGATGAGAGATGCTTTTTCAGGTATACCGGTCGAAGATATTCCTGTCCGTATGTGGGTTGAGAGATTTACTGAAGAGGAGAGGATCAACCCTCGCCGCGCCCGCCACTTGTTGATACAACTACGTTCGGCTATTGGCTGGTGTATGCGCCGACAGTTCATCAGTACAACTGAACTGATGCTTCTACAGCCGAAAGACATTGGCGTAAAACCAGCGGTTGGTGAGACCACTCTCAGCTATAACCAGCTCGCAAAAATCTGGATGGCTATAGAGCGGAGCCGCGGGTCTACTTCTAACAGGTTGCTTCATCAGTTGCTGATGCTTTACGGCGCCAGAAATAGTGAACTGCGGCTGGCTATAAAAGGTGAGTTTGACAGAGAGGAGGGGCTGTGGGTCGTGCCGGCGGAGAAAAGCAAAACCAAAAAAATTATCAGGCGCCCAATTTTCTCTGCTGCAGATGATTTACTGAAAAAAGCCGAAATGACTTATGGAAATGTACTTTTCCCGGGTGAAAATCTGAAAACCCCCATAACCATTTCTGGTGCAAATAAATTTCTCAGACGAATAAAGGATTCGTTGGGTTTTGGTGAGTTTTCTTCACATGACTTTCGTCGCACCCTCGCAACCCGGCTATCTGAAGAGGGCGTAGCCCCGCACGTTATTGAAAAAATGCTGGGGCATGAGCTGGGCGGCGTGCTTTCCGTCTATAACAAGCATGACTGGATTGCGGAACAGAAAGACGCCTATGATCTGTATGCTGAAAAAATATTCTGGCATATCAGGAAGATTTCTGATTGATGCCCCCGTTTAAAATCCACTCCACGACAGCAGAGCGCAGGTACTGCTTAGGGTAGGTGCGGATTGGTTTTGGGAAATTATAGCGCTCTGTATATTTACGGATGGTCATGCGTGAAGAAACGCGGATCATCCTCATTACTTCTTCCTCGTCAATCATTTCAATGTCTACCATATTTTCAACCTCACACCACTTTCAGGCCACGACAGTGGCACCAGACCTCATACATCCGCTTAACCACTTCCCGGCAGTAATAGCCGTGACCGTCTCGCGTCAGATCGTACCGGCCGCCGTAGCGCAGCCGTACCCATATCTCAAATTCTCTGTTCATCGTTTCATCTCGCGCAGCGCGGTTTTATAGGCCCGCAGCGCATCCCTGGTTTTGCCTGAAATATGCGTCTTCATGAAGAAGCTGCCGCGCCGTTCGCTGATGACGCCCGGGGTGCAGAGCAGGGTGGCATCAACAACTCGGTTATGTTTGCGAAACTCGAAAATGGTGCTGGTAATAGTCACCGCGGCCACGGCGCCATAATCTTTAAAGTCGATTTTCATCGTTTCGACCCTCCTCAGCTGCTGCAACATATCCTTCCCACCCGCCATAGCTGTTCACCATTTCGCCCAGGCGAGAGAGGCAGGCGTTCATCCAGCGGATCCCCCGAGGCGTAAGCGCCGGCACTGTTCCCCAGTCGATAAATCCCGAATTGCTGCGGTGCAAATATTTGATGAGGTCCAGAATGTTGATGTAATGCGCACGGCGGCGCTCTATGTCCCACCCTTTATCTTTGAGGTAGGAGTCAATGAACCCCTGCAGCGCGGGCTGGTTAAGCGAAATATCGCCGTACTGGTGGCGATACACCGGGCGACGGTGCAGGCTGACCAGATAGAACAGGTACGCATCGCATACCCAGGTTAAGGCCCGCTGGTGGGCCACCTCGATAGAACTGGCCGGCAGCCAGATAACGTTATTCACCGTGGCCACCCTCCCACCCGATAGCCTGAAATAGTCCCATCTTCGGGTGATACCAGCGGGTGCCACGGGGCTCCGCCTCGGACATCATCTGGCGGAATGCTTTCATGAAAGGTTCAAGCTCCACGATAGCCCGGCGGGACAGAAGGCCGTCAGGTGTCATGAATTCGTGCGTATCGGTTGGGATACGGTAAGCGTTAACCAGGTTTCGGCACTTCGCATCGGTCATGCCGCTTTTGGCGACCACCTGGCGGTAACCAACGTACCCGGCCCGCATGGTCCCACGCTTAATGTTCTCGACCGCTTCCGCTACGGTTTCCACCTGTTCTTCGACCTGGTAGAGGCGGCGCTCCTGCTCAACATTCAGCAGGGCCATTTCGGCGATCAGCTCTGCCTGTGATTTTGGGCGGGAGCGCTCTTCCTCCAGCTCTTTCCAGCGGTCCACCAAGCGGGCGGTAAACTCAGGGCTAAGCTGGGCGACGACGATGATGCTGTCGCGCTTACCTTCTTCACTTTCAAAAACGTAAACTGCTGTAGGACGCCCGGCGGTAGGCTTTTCCTCAATTTGAGGAGAAGTGATTACACCGCGCACAATCAGCATCTCAATGGTGCGCTTCACGTTGTCGTGACGCTTCTCTACCAGCTCGGCGATTTCCAGACTGGTCATGGATGGTTTGCTGGTGATCAAGTTATTCATCATCATTCCCTCAGTGCATAACCGGCATGTCTGGCATGCCTTCGGTGTGGATTTGCTCGATAAAGCCGTCGTGCAGCATGTTGAAGCCCTCCCGGCCCATAGCTGACAGCCTGAACCCGTATTCGTCGTCACAGACAACCATGTCCTGATACATGCGCAGCGCCAGCGGCAACCCTTCTTCTCTCCCGTATTTCTCAATGGCGCCAGCCTCAATATGGTTAGCGAGTGCAAATCGTTCCGGCCCTGGGTAGACGCTGATTGCGCCATGCTCCCCGGAGTAGATAACGGCCGTATCAACGCCGCCTTCGTCGTTCGGAATGTCGACAGTCCCGTTCTTCTCCCGCTCTTCGGTAATGAATACCGCGGCGAGCAACCAGCGCCAGACGATGATTTGCTGCTCGATAGTGAGCGAGAGCCAGTCGCTTTCCACCGCTTCCATGATGCAGGCCAGAATATTCATGCCGTCGGCGAGACGTTTGTCATAGCGTCCGTTATCCAGCTCTCGAATAGCGGCGGAGTAGCCAATAATCCTGTTTCCAGATATCCGGATGCCGGTTGACGTTGGTTCCGGGTTAAATGCTGTGTGATCCATTGCGTACCTCTGCTGGTTTGCTGGCCCTGAGTTCTTCACGCTCTTTCACGTAGCGGTCGTGCATGGCATCCCACTTTTCGCACCATTTCTGCATTTCACGCTTGCGGGCGAGGATGCGACGCAGACGGCGAACGGTGCGCTGGTGGGCGCGGTGATATTCGTCGGTAGTTTCGCCACGGCGCCACATTTCGTTTCCTTCGTGCTCCACAAGGTAATCAGGGTGGCGCTGCTTAAACCCGGACAGAGCAAAGGCATGCGATGTTAGAAAGTGGGCCAGCCAACTAATGGCGGTACCGCGGCTAAAGCAACGCTTCATGCGTCCGTGACGGATGGCTGCGTACAGGTCGCCGACGGGCGTGTGGTGCTTCTGTAATGCCAGGTCAATAGCGCTGGCGGTGCGGTTATCGATCATCGTTTAATTTCTCCCGAATAACGTTCATGGCTCATTACTTCCCAGTTCCGGCCATCGTCTTTCGATAACAGCCGCCAGCGTGGGTTAACCTTCAGGCTGAGATATCCGGTGCGGTGCGTACGCCGAGCATATATGCGCTTCCGCCGGTACCGCAGCAGGACCTGCAGGGCCTGCAGGTGTACGCGTTCAGGAATTTGTATTGCTGTCAGCACGGTCAACCTCCCTGGCTGGAGCTATCACCTGATATCCAGCTTCCTGAGCTAGTTCGAGAAAAGCCTCAAGCGAGCAGAATGTTTCTTCTTTGCGGAGCGGGTATTGTTTGACGAATTCACCATCTTCCAGCTCAATAACAACCCGCCCGGTAAATCCCGGCTCGCAACTTAATTGCACCATCGGTGGCGGCGCGGGAATAAGTACGCCACGATATTCAATCATTCTCATTATTTAGCCCTCGGCTTTTAATGACTGTTCAGCCAGTGTTGCGATCAGCGCATTCATAAAGTCCACACCATCAGGTGTTAACTTATTCACACCCATGCAATTCGAATAATGTTCAGAAATTAAATTTTCTGCCTGCTCGCGTTTGTGGGTGTCATAAATCATCGCTTCAAAAAGTTTAATCAGTGCCTTCGTCAAAATATCTTCGTCAAGCTCCACAGGTAAATTCGAACCATCATCCAGTTTGACTATCTGGAAATGGCTTCCTGTTCTTCTCATCATTGAATCCAGCTTTGCCCGAACGAGGTGGCGGCGACGCGTTTCAATCAGATTTGTTTTCACGGCGCGACTCCTCTTCTTTTTCCCGACGCTTCTCCTCTTCTTTGACCCATAAAAAAATCCCCGAAGATAAATTCAAGCATAATCCTAATAGGGCGGTGATTTGTGTATTCCCCATACGTTCTGAGTTTGAAAGCATAAGATCTAACAACTCGGTGAGATTCTCTATTTCTAACGATACACACTCAACGCTATCGTCATTAGTTGGGTCCCACATAATTACCTCCCGTACGCTTTGCGCAGGTATAACGCTGCAATTAGTTCGTGTCCGCTCATCGCGTACAGGCGGGCTGATTTATATGCTGCTTGGTCGATAATAAAAGTCATAATCCCGCTCACATTTAGATTTTGAGAACTATTGTTTTTGGTGTTCCTTTTCACCGATAGCGGCGAGAATCAGTGCGATGGGAGGTGGAACATCTGCGAGATGCAAAACCCCCCGAGGCGGCCAGAATGGTTGTATCTACAGCCCCGCAGCGTCCGTCGATATGGCAAGAAAGCATTTTTTCAATCTTCCACCCCTCAGTTGTTTTAACCCGGCCCTGTAAAGTGCAGGCAACCATAGGCACACCGTTAGCCACGCAGAATTTATGCAACTCACCTTGTAACCTGGATGCTTCTGCTTTAATTTCTTCACTGATAATCAAATCTTTCATATATAATTTCCTTAATTTTGGTTGAGCTAGGCCCCGGCAGTTATGCCGTTTTAAATCTTTTATTTAAATTTTATAAAGGGCTCTTCGATTCTTCTTCAACTAAATACGCAGTAACGGAACCTATCAGGTTTGATAAAAGTGAAGCCACGGTTGCAATGTCAGAATTAGTTAATTTGCTCGGGTACTCTTCAAGCATTCTTGAAACTAATTCAGCTTGATAAGCTTTTTCCGCAGCTTTATGTAAAGTAATATCAGCCATTCTCGCCATCCTTATATCCAATTGAATAAGTCGCAGATTTGGCGATTTTATTTGTTGCAATTGCTAACTCTGCAAGATCGGTAATTGCGGCACAAAGACTGCTTAATTTTTCTTTGTCAAGGTCATCCTCATTACTTAAGGTAAGCACAGTAAGCCCGATATGACTGATGGCCTCAAGCAGAGAAATGGTTTTTGTATCGCAATCAGTAGATATAGCATCAAAATCGATGCTGCTGATTTTGGAGTCATCACTTCTAAACCTGTAATCTGGAATGTCTACTAATTGATAGAATTTTTGTGTACTCATCTTTTTGGCCCGTTGTCCGCTGATGAATAAACAATACATAACGTATTAAATAAGATCAATACAAAATGGATTATTTTTCTGTATTATCTTTTATGTGGTTGATTTGTTGGGTTATTTAATTTTTTAATGTGGGTTGGATCTAGGCCGGAGCGAAAAAAAAGCCGCAAAAGCGGCTTGATTTGTATTACGGGAGGTTGGTTATTTTTGCGTCTACTACAACGCCAATTATTCTGCAGTTCCCGTTGATTGGGATAATCGGGTACTGAGGATTTAAAGGCTTTAGAAAGCGATGGCCAGCATCGATAACTAATTTTTTAAACGTCGCCTCGTTGTCACCTTCGAGTTTAGCTACAACTAGCTTGCCGTTAATCGCTTCGACCTGCGGATCGATGAGTATCACCATCCCTTCAGGAATACTAAGGCCTACCGGAGAGGTCATCGAGTCGCCCCTCACGTCCAACCAGAAGGAATCCTCAGAACAATCAACAGTCGTTTCATACCAGCGGTCTATAGCGCGCCTATGATAGGGCTCGATAGCTTCCATCCACTCTCCAGCGCTAACCCAGCTGATTACGGGATATTTTCCTTGCGGTTCATTTTTTCCGCGAAATACGACGTTATGGTCTGTTTTTGTGTCACTGACCGTTCCGTCGGCGTTCACTACGAAACCTGGCATTTTCAGGATATTAAATATCTTCGCTATCACCTCTAAAGTAGCTTCACGACGCCCATTTAACCAATGGCCAAGCCCGCCCTGTGTAACGCCGAGCGCTTCCGCCAGCTGTTCCTGGGTCATTCCAACTTCTTTCATTCTGGCTTTTGCCAGGTCCTGCCATCTCTGTTTCATGCTCATGATTATTACAATTCGTATTTTTTCATCAAGTTCCATTTTGTATTATTCTCTAGCTTGTGTATAGTACATTATGTATTATTTATCTGAAGGGTTAACAGATGAGAGGAATCAAACGATTAAGGCGTGAAGCGAAAGTGACGCAGGGCGAGCTAGCTGTGCTCATTCACAGCACCCAGGGAGCCGTTAGCCACTATGAAACAGGGCGACGCATCCCGGATATCTCTGTCGCTCGCCGTCTGGTTAAGGCTTTCCAGGGTTTGGGGTTAGAAACAAACTTAGATGAAATTTTTTCGGAAGAGCATTCTACAAACCATGCAACAAAACAGGTTATTGCTTGATAAGAAGAGATAATTTTTTCGATTCGAGAGGTGTGACATGTCACCCGAAGATTTCATTCGAAAGCACATTACTGCGACGCTGGAAGCCGATTTGCTGCCCTCTGATTCCATCAGGGGGGGGTAGAGCGTGCTCTTGATTACTACCGCCGGATGTCGCAGGCGAGCCGTAAGGGGGCCGCTTTTGATGATTGTCTGCATCTGGCGAAGCAGTGGGCTTTGGGCCAGACGCCAGTTGCTGAACGCAAGGCGCGGAAGAAGGCCAATCGCAACAACCAGTACAGGCTGTTTTAACCGGAGGCGTTATGTACCCGGATTATGTACAGATTGAAATGCCTGCGCAGTACAGCCAGGCAGATGCAGCCTGGATACAGGAACATCTGTTGCGGTTGCCGTCATCGCTGCGACGGAAAATAGCCCTGAAGTATTCAGAGGTTTACGAAATCGAGTTTAACGCTGAGCCCGTTTCATACCGGCAGGAGAACCGGGCCCGGCATGAAGCCAATGTGAGGCTTCGCAGGTTCGTGGATGCACACGGACGCGTGCTGCAGGGGTATACGACCAAGCCACCCCTGGCCGGATCACGGTAACGATCCGTTGGTCACCGGGCTTAAAGGTGCCGGGTGATAGCAGGGAACAATCCTTGACTGTTTTTTTGTTCTTTGTACCAGCTTGCGAGTACATGGGATGGGGAAGAGGGAAGAGGGAAGAGGGGGGTTTGGGGGGAGTTGGGAGTTAGGAGTTAGGGCAGGAATAGCGTCCTTTTCCAACAGACAGCTCCATAGGTTAGGTAGGTATCGATCTAAGAGACAGGTTTTAAAGCGGCAGCGTACCAGACAGGTAGTCCATGGTTTACCGCTTCTCAGATCGGGGAAAGGTCCTTTTTGGAATAGTGAATTTTAAAGGTGGTGATGATGCTGAATATCGAACCGAATTTTGCTCAGGAGCGTGCGCTTAACTCACTGCGGCGCGGATGGAAGCAAAACCGCACATTCATGGTCTACGCGCCAACCGGAAGCGGAAAGACCGGTCTTGCGGCGTTCATCACTGCCGGACACATCAGCCGCGGAAAGCGGGTCATATTCATTGCGCCATACACCATTCTCGTGCGACAGACCGCCGCCCGCTTCGTAGAGTACGGATTGCCCGAAGATGAGATTGGCATTATCTGGCGTAACCATCCCGACTACGATCCACAGCGCCTGATTCAGATTGCCAGCGCCGATACGCTGGTCCGCCGTGATTTCCCGGACAACGTCGACCTGATTATTGTCGATGAGGCCCACATGAAGAAGCGCGCGTTACTGGAGGTTATCCGGGACTCCGGCATCAAGGTGGTAGGCCTTTCGGGAACACCGTTTTCCCCATGGCTCGGTAGGTATTACGAAAATCTTGTAAAACCTACCACCATTGGTGAGCTGATCCACCGTGGGGATCTCAGCCCCTATGAGTTCTATGCGCCGACAAAGCCCGACCTGAAAGGGGTTAAGTCAGCCACCTCCGAAGAGTATGGCAGCGACTATAACGAAAAGCAGTTATCCGAGATTATGTGCGGATCTGACCTGGTGGGCGATATCGTCGAAAACTGGCTTAAACATGGTCGGGATCTGCCTACGGTGGCGTTCTGTGTCGATAAGGATCATGCGAATTTTGTCACCCTGCAGTTCAACCGCGCAGGCATCAATGCTGAAGTTATGGTCGCCGAGACGCCATCCGATGAGCGCCATCTCATCATTCACCGCTTTGAAAACGGTGCGACAAAAATCATCGTCAGCGTGGGTGTTCTGGTGGCCGGCTTCGACAGCGATGTCCGTTGCATCATTTACGCCCGTCCGACAAAAAGTGAAATTCGCTGGCTGCAGGCGTTGGGCCGCGGACTGCGAACCGCACCCGGGAAAGATGTCTGCCTGATTTTTGATCACAGCGGCACCGTACATCGCCTCGGCTTCCCTGACTCCATCGAATACGACGACCTGCCATCCAAGAGCGACGGCATGAAAGCGGCCGCCGCCAGCGCCGCTAAAGAACGCGAAGAAAAACTCCCGAAAGAATGCCCTGAATGCCATTTCATGAAGCCCGCCGGCGTCTACGTCTGCCCGAAATGCGGATTTAAACCGCTCGTTGGTCAGGATGTCGAGACTGACGGTACACGCAACATAAAAAAAATGAGCAAGGGCGAAACGGTTTACACCAAAAGCGACAAACAGTCCTGGTGGAGTCAGATCAAGTTTTACCAGCGTCATCGCGCAGCGCAGGGGAAACCGGTCAGCGATGGCTGGTGTGCTCATACCTTCCAGGAAAAATTCGGCGAATGGCCGAACGGCTTAAGCGACTTCCCGATGGAAATCACGCCGGAGGTCAGCAACCACATTAAACACAAACTTATCAAATTTGCTAAAGGCCGCGAACGTCTACAGCAGATGGCGAAAAAGCCTGCCGGGGATCTATTACCGCCTCAGAGCCACAGCATCCACTACGAGCCTCCGGAGGGAAGTGACGGGCAATTAATTATCGAAGCAAAACGAAAACTCCAGAAAAACGTAAACAGCGCGAGTCAGTGATATGAAAACAGCAGAAGCAGCAAAGGGTCGATGGGCGGAAATTTTTGAATATTACGGCTTGCCGCCGATCACCGGGAAGCACCATTACAAGGGCGAGTGTCCGGTCTGTAAGGCGCGGGGGAAGTATCGCGTTGATGACCGTGACGGTCAGGGTACATGGATTTGCGTCTGCGGCAGCGGCGACGGGATGAAGCTGCTGACCCTGACCCAGTCAAAAAGCTTCTCCGCCATCTGCGCAGAGGTGGACCAGCTTATCGGGAATAACTATCAGCGCATCAACGTGCCTGCTAACAGTTCGGCGGCGCGGCAGCGGCAGCGGGTCATCAGTAAGTTTTCAAAGTTGGTTGATTTGCGGGGAACGGGAGCTGCGGGATACCTCCTTCAGCGGGGGATCAGCAAGCTGCCGGCAGAGAGTATTCGCTTCTGCGACCGCCAGCGGCATGCGGGGCGCGTATATCAGGCCCTGTACGCCCTGGCGACCGATGACAAAGCTGAACTTTGTTACCTGCACCAGACGCTGCTGGACGGCGACAGAAAGGCAAATATTGATAGCGCCAAACGTCTTAAGTCGCTTCAAGAGGACAGCTATCTGGATCATGCCCGCTCTGTGGCCATTCGCATGTTTCCGGTATCGACGACGATCGGCATCGCTGAAGGCATCGAGACTGCCCTGTCGTGCTATCAAGTTTATAGCGTCAATACCTGGGCGGTAATCAACAGCGGGTTTATGAAGAAATTCCGGGTCCCGGCAGGTGTGAAGCATCTGATTATTTTTGCCGATATGGACAAGCATTCTGCAACTGGACATGCCGCGGCGTTCGAGTGCGCCCACGCAAATCTGCTGGCGAAAAACGACCTGGTGAAAGTCAGCATACGCTGGCCGGATAACGGAGATTTCAATGATATGCTTATGAACGGCGATCAAGTTCGTGAACAAGTTTTCTATAAAAAGGTGGCAGCATGATGAACAATAACAATCTGCAACATAACCAATTCTTCACCATCGAACAGGACTTTTCGCCTGAGAAAATTACTGATGCTGAGCGTCTTGTTATGGAGCGCTTCAGTTATATTTATGCAAACTGGGCCGATGAAAAAAACTTAAGTCGTGAGGCGGAAGAACTTCGAGTTAAAGAAATAAAAGGTTTTAAAAACATCCTCCTCTCTCCCTGGACATTAAGCGATGTAACCATTGAATGGGATTACTGGGAATCCGTACTTCATCACAGGTATAAAACACAAAATGGCGATGGCTACGTCCAGATTATCTGGGATCGGCGCGGGTGGCTCACTGACCTTTTGTGCGTCATAAAACCAGTTACCCGGACTGAAGCATTAACAGTCTGCAAGTGGTTACTGGCATGTGACTATTTTGAGGAACGGGATTCGCTGTTTGATCGCATTATTTTGAACCTGGTCGGGGAGTGCGAAGTATGAAACTGGAAGCTTCCCTCAAACACTTTAGCCCTCAGGGCATGCATATCAGCGACGACGTGAAAAGCACATCACCAAATCGCCTGACCGGAACAGATGTTATGGCGGCCATCGGTACAACCAGCAGTCGTGCGCGCTTCGGCCTGGCTGCATTTTTCGGTAAAGCTGGCATCAGTAAGACCGATGAACAGCTGGCTGTTCAGGCGCTGGCGCGGTATGCCATAGATACAGCACCAAAGAACGTTCGCAAGGCTGCGGGTAGTCATCTCGGATGGTGCATGCAGATGCTGGCTCAGTTTGCTTTTGCGGAATACTCACGTTCGGCGGCCACCAATGCAACGTGTCACAGCTGCAGCGGTACCGGGTTTATTTCCCGGCGTGAAGATGTAATTAAGCACCCTGGTATTTTCGATGCAGACCGTGTCGAAGTTAAGGCCCCAAAGATTAAAAATGAACTGGTGAAAAGGGTCTGTGGAGTGTGTGGAGGAAAGAAAGTGATCCATGCGCGATGCAGGTGTGGTGGTAAAGGGGAGGTGTTAGATCGCAAAGCGACCAAAGAACTTGGCGCACCGGTTTTCAAAACATGTGAGCGCTGCTCTGGAAATGGCTTCTCTGTTGTACCCTCAGCGACGGTTCACCGCGCCATTCTGAAGCGTCTCCCGGATCTCCATCAGTCTTCGTGGTCACGCAACTGGAAACCGTTCTATAAGGGGCTGGTGGACACACTGCGTCAGGGTGAGCGACAAGCGGCTGTAGAATTCGAGAAGGCGACAACTTACTAATGTGATTGGCACAAATGGCGACACTTTTTTGAACGTTAATGTTGACTTTGCATAAAACTGTCCTGTATGCTTCTGATCATGGATACGTACATCCAAATGAAACTGATTCTGAACCCTGCCAACCGGCGGGGTTTTTGCTTTTCTGGTGGCAGATTACGCGCTATAACAAACTCTCCCAGATCAGGAGATATCAGTTATGGAAAATAAACCATCAGATCCGAATCAAACTACAAAGATAGTAGCAGAAGCAATGCTCAAACATCTGGCTCCGGTGTTCCCCCCAACGGCCCAGGTAAAGGAGATTATTGCCAGGGTTCGACGAGGCGGTGAAGAAAGCATGCTGGAATTGGATGTAACCAAAATGCTGACATCATATTTATTGGAAGCGACAAAACTTCGTGATTCCATGCAAGAAGAGGTAAAAAAAGCACTTGGTAAGTAATCGGGAAGGGAACCTACATGCTGGCTATTTCAGTGGTAGCTTTCCTTAAGTGACGTAAAAATATTACCCACGACAATTACAGGCTGCGCATTAGCGTGGCCTTTTTCATTCGTGCCGCCAGAACGTCATTCACTCTGTGCTTTGTCGTTAATCCATCCGGCGGCCATTCATTCAGGCCCACTGTCTGACGGGCTCATAACCCAACTCGGGCAGGTTAGAGATCGTGGGATTCCTAACCCCCCGTTCGCTAACAGGGCCGCCTATTCCTTTCATCAGCGCCATCCGTAACCACGGAGGTGAGGCTATGACCAAAATGAGCACCATTTACAGCAGACTCTCATACGGCACCGGGACCGCACTGACGGGCTGCGGTGTTTCAGCAAAGGCTTATGCCGACGTGGCAAAAACAGAGGTATGGATTTTGGCCGACAAAGTGGCGGGTATGAGCCTGAGTGACTGGGCGATCGCTGTCGGTATAGCGTGCACTGTTATTACCTGCGGTGTGAACTGGTACTACCGGCGTAAAGAGAGGGAGGATCGGCTGAATGGCTATGTCATCAAAACTGAGGAATAGCGTTATTGCTGCCGTCGGCGGTGGGGCTATAGCCATTGCGTCAGCACTCATCACCGGTCCGACCGGTAACGATGGTCTGGAAGGTGTGCGGTATAAGCCCTACAAAGATGTCGTAGGTGTGTTGACGGTATGTCACGGGCACACAGGCAACGACATCATGCTCGGGAAAACCTACACCGAGGCGGAGTGTCGTGCGCTGCTCAACAAAGACCTGAACAGCGTCGCCCGTCAGATCAATCCTTATATCAAGAAGCCGATCCCCGAAACGATGCGCGGGGCTCTGTACTCGTTCGCCTATAACGTCGGCGCCGGAAACTTTCAGACCTCCACGCTGCTACGCAAAATCAACCAGGGCGACCAGAAAGGCGCATGTGACCAGTTGCGCCGCTGGACCTACGCCAAGGGCAAGCAGTGGAAAGGCCTGATAACCCGCCGCGAGATTGAGCGCGAAGTTTGTCTGTGGGAGCAGAGATGAGCATGATTTGTTTCTTTATTTCTGCGCTCATTGCCTTCAATGGGAATGATGCGTGGCCGTGGTTTCTGGCTGTCGGGGTAATTACGTCATGAGCCGCTTAACCGCCATCATCAGCGCAGTGGTTATCTGCCTGATAGTCAGCCTTGGGTGGTTGGCTAACCACTACCACACCAACGCTACCCAGTTCAAAGAGCAGCGCGATAAAGCCACTGAAAAGCTCGGCCTGGCTAACACCACCATCACCGACATGCAGACCCGTCAGCGCGATGTAGCTGCGCTGGATGCCAAATACACGAAGGAGTTATTCGATGCGCAAAACACCATTAGCGATTTGCGTAGGGATGTCGATTCTGGCAAGCGCAGGTTGCAGCTCAACGCAAAATGTCCCGCGAACGGAGCGACCGTCGCCGGCGGCGTGGGCGATGCTTCCAGCCCCAGACTTACTGACTCCGCTGAGCGGGATTATTGGAGTCTCCGATCCGGAATCGCCACCATCACAGGGCAAGTGAGCTACCTGCAGGACTACATCCGCACGCAGTGCCTCAAATAAAAAGCGAGGCCACGCCTCGCTTAGATTACTCACCCAACTTTGCGATAAGGGTAGCCAGCTTTTTTGATGTGGGCATCAAAATACTGGCCTTTTGACGACGCATTCATTAGTGCTGTGTATACGGTAGATGGAACCCGAGAGTATTGATAAATGCCACCGCTATGGAATGCAATTTCCAGAGTTGAAGTGGCGTGGTCGTAACCAACTGAATGGAGATTTGAAGATGAAACAGGTTGACGATTCAAAACGGTTTCCTCGTTTGAGTGGGAAGAGTTCCGAGGAAATCGTAGAACTATTCAAAAGCTACAACTTTGTCGACGATCATGGTCATCTACTGCATATGTGCCAGGACTTCAAAGATTTGGTTGAGCTGGCTAGCGAGGCCTGACCGCATTACAGGAGCTCTTCTCAGAGGGGCTTCGATAATGTCACAACGAGGTAAGCCATATGCGCACTACTGGAACTCTGACGGCGGAAATTACGTTTCGCCCATACATGAAGCCGCTGCTCATCCTTTCAGTGCTTTTGCGCTGGAGTTGGCTCACTAAGAAGTGTATCCGGATTGTCCCTGTAATTGGCAAGCAGGCGTAATTATAAAGTTCTGCAAATGGTGCGTTAAAAGCGCCATTGACAGAGTTTTATATAAGTTTCACAACTTACCGATCAAAAAATTCCCCGGTAAGTATTCGAACAACCCAGAGGAATATTCTGTATGGCGTCGAAAAAGCTTACAGCTGATCAGCAGCAGCTTTTCGATGCTCTGACTCCGCTGCAAAAAAGGTTCGCACTTGCAATCATCAAAGGGAAGAACCAGACGGACGCCTATAAGGCTGCGAAGGGGAAGGCTAAGACGCCAGAAGCCATTCGCAACTCGGCGAGTCAGATCTTTACAAATCTTGGTGTGCAAGCCTTTCTCAAATCAGTGCAGGGAGAGATTGTCGACGAGGCAATCATGACCCGAGAGGAGGCGTTAAAGCGCCTTTCTAAGATGGGTCGAACATCCATCGCTGATATAGCCGAGTTCAGCAACAGCGTCGTTGGCGAAGATGACGATAGCAATCCTGTGTTCCAGGCCGTGTGGAGCTTCAAAGATTCCGCTCTTCAGGACCCTGACGCGATGAGTGCAATCTCTGAGCTCACTACGGGAAAGGACGGCATCAAGCTGAAGATGCACGACCCCAAAGCGGCAATTAAGCAGTTGGCCGAAATGCAGGGCTGGGAAGCGCCGAAGAAATCAGAAGTTAGCGGGCCGGGTGGCGGGCCGGTTAAAACAGAGACCGTAGCAATGACGCCGCAGGAAGCAGCCGACGCCTACAAAAAGCTGATGGGGTAA